ATCGCAAGCGAGGGCGCGGTGTGGAGTGAGACGCCCTGCGGTGCGGCACCCACCAAGTGGAGGTTCCTCGCGAGGAATCGACGCCGTGATGCTCCGCGTCCGATCACTCTATGGCACGACGAAGCCCCTCATCCATGATGGATGAGGGGCTGTCGAGGTCGGCTCACTCAGGCCTTGTTGAACACAACGGGCAGCCAGTGCTCCGTCTTGTACTTGTGCTTACGCTCGACGGCGTTGACCGTCGCCACGGGGAGACTGATCGCTACGCCATCGATCAGGTAAGTGAGCGGCTGCGTGTTCGTGATCTCGATACGGTCGTCCTGGATGAGCTGCTGGAGAATGCCCATCAGCTCGGTGCTGGCATTGCCCCAGATGACGATGGGGTCGTAAGGCCAAAAAAGAGTCAGCTCGCCCGTTGAGTTGATGCCGCTCTCTTCGAGCAGGCGTGCAATCTCGACAACGGTGACCCCGCCCGTGTCGATCACATATTTAGCTACGTCCTCGTAATCCATGAGGCCACCATAGAGCCGTTAGGGACTCCCGGGTTGTAGGTTCTGTCCATGACGCATGAAGCAGTGAACGCGGTGTGGCTGGATGGAGTGCAGCTCGACATCATCGGCGGGGACATCTCGGATTTTGAGCGGCGAGTACGAGAACTGATTGAGCAGGGCGGCGGGTGGTTGTTCTATTCACAGCCGTACGTCAATTATCAACTCCACGTCACCTCAACCTCGTCGGTCATCATCCGCTACGCGAGGTAGAAAGCGACGAAGCCCCTCACCCGAATGGGTGAAGGGCTGTCGAGATCCGCTCAGTCAGACGGGCTTGTGAATGCTGCTGATGTTGGTCCAGGGGATGAAGCGGTAGGCCTTGACCCCGCTGTGGGGCTGCTCGTACTCGATGGTCACACCGATGTCGGAGGTGGCTACGATCTCCCCCTGGGTAGATCCGGCCTGGTCAATCCTGGCCGTGTGAACGATGTCCCCGGTGCTGAACTTCTCGCTGAAGAATCCCATGCCTCCAGAGACTAGCGGCCTCAATGCTCCAGGAACTCGAAGCCGAGGCCGAGACGGATGACGACCAGCTCGGTGCCTGTGTCTAGCTCCACGTACTCCCCGCGCTCTCCGTCGAAGCCTGTCAGAAGCACCTTGCCGGTGAACGTCTCGTTCCAGTCCGGATGTGTCGCCGTCACTTTCGTACCGGTCTTCAGCGAGAACATGAGCGGGTCGCCCGGCCGCATCGGGTCGTCGATTGGGTAGTCAGCCATGGCCAGAGACTAGCGCCCGTCCGTGCCCTCCTCCGGATGGAGCTGGCGATTGAGCTTGGCCACCTCTTCGTTCAGGCGGGTGATCTCCTCATCCTTCTTAGAGAGCGTGCCGTTGGTCTGACGCTGCACGGCCTCCACCTTCTGCTGGACGGAGTTGAGGCCCGCTCCCAGGCCACCGGCGACGACGACGAGACCGAGCATCTGGAAGACGAAGGTCGTGAAGCTTGCGGTGGCGTCGGGGCGGTGGATGTACAGAATGAGCGCACCCGCGATGGCGGCGAGAGCGAGGATGCCGAAGACGGCGAAGGCAAGATTCTTGTTCACGATGGGTTCTCCGAAATCGCTTCGATGATGATGTTCTTGTCGCCGCCGTCAGCGACGTACTGCGCCGTCATGGCTGCGACCTGCTCCGGCACGCGAGCGAGGCGCGCTCGGCGCTCCTGCTCGTTCAGGACGGCGTTGAGGTGGTCGGGCAGCTCGGCGTCGGTGAGTTCTGTCAGGTTCATGAGTCGTCCTTAGATGTTGGGGATCGAGCCGTCAGCAGTGCCCGGGAGGCTGGTTGGCCACGCCTGCTCGGTCAGGTAGGTGAAGGACCCATAGCGACCGCTGCCGGTGGGGAGGTTGATGTTGCCGTCCGACCAGACAGTCGCCGTGTTCGGGGCGTAGCCCACGGGGTAGACCGCGGCGCTAGTAGTGCGGAAACCAATCGGGATGATCCCCACCACGGTGGGAGCGCCCGTAGGCACCGTGACGTTATCGAGGGTGATCGTCACGTGCCGCCCGTAGCGCTGGAGAATCACCCTTCCTGCGGTCACCGAAGCGCCGAACAGTGATGTGACGTCACGCCGTCCTGTGTCGCCGTAGATGATCTGCTCACGGTCGTTCAGAGCGTCGTAGTCGTAGGCTGCGCGGCCCGCGGTCTGATCCCAGCGGCGGCGCGAGTAGAAAACCCAGGGGTCCCAGGTGCTGCTGTTGCGGCGGCGCTCGTAGTGTCCAACCTGCGCGTTCGGTCCGGAGCCGTAAGCAATGGTGAAGCGCTGGATGACGGTCCCCGCGAACAGGCTGAAGACCTCCAACACCCCGCCGACCGTGGCCCTCGGGTAGTTGCGAGCCAGAGTGGCGTTCGCGCCCGTGTCCTGGGTGTAGGTGCCACTGCTGACCACGGCGTTCAGGTCGAGAGTGCCGAGCTTGCCCTCAGCCGTGAAGAGCTGGGCTTCCGTCGTCAGGCCGGTGCGGATGAAGACCTCGCCCGCGGCGGTGATCCGACTCGACGAGTAAGCGAACCAGGTACCCCAACCGCCGCCCGTCTGCGTGCGCTGCCAGAACTGCCCGGAGTCGGCACTGAGAGCGTTGTGCTTGCGTGCGATCTGGGTGACAGCTCCGGTGCCTCGGGGCTGTACCTCGATGGTTCCGTAGAAGGTCTCGAAGGGCGCGCCCTGCGCCACGGTGGCTCCCCACGTGATGCGGTACACACCAAGGCTGGTGAGCGTGTCCAGGCTCGTGTTAGCAGCGGGCTGCGAGCTAGCGAAGGGTGCCGCCTGTGCGAGGTCTCGCGCTGCCTCAGCCGCGCTCTTCGCGGCCTCTGCGCCTGTGCGCGCCGTCTCGGCTCCGGTGCGGGCGGTCTCGGCACCCGTGCGTGCGCTGCGTGCGTCGTCCTCGCTGGACTGAGCTGCTGCGGCGCTGGAAGCTGCGTTGAACGCCGAGGTACCGGCGCGGTCTGCGTCGGCATCCACCCCTTCAGCAAGCTCGATGAATGCGGGGGTGACATCGCCGGGAACACCCTGGATGCCCTGCGGCCCGGTCTTGACCATGGCGACGTACTCCAGGAACGTCGGCGTCACCGGCTCGGGCTTCAGCGCGTGCGGGCTGACGGTCGGGAGGTCCTGGAAGTCCACGGGGGCGGCGGAATCGGGGATCAGCGTGTAGCGGGTGAGCTTCCCCGAGCTGGTCTCGATGACCCACTGGACGCACATCCCCAGGCCCGTAGGGGTCATCTGAACGGCCCCGGGGGTCAATTTGGTGGTCTTGGCCGTGACGACCTTGTTGCCGTCCATGAACGCGGCGGGGCGAGCACCCTGCCAGTACGTGGCGGTGATCGTCCCATCCACGGAGACGACTGCGTTGCCGATCTCGGCGGTGATGATGTTGACGGTAGTCATGATGTCCTCGGCTCAGGCGTAGGCGTAGACCTTGAAGGCGCAGGGCGCGGTGGTAAGGAAAGATCCAGGCGACGACAGCGAATAGGTGAACCCGTCGAATGCGCTGTTATCGGCATCCAGCAGAGCGCCCGCATACTGCGTCTGGCTCATGTTGAAGATGCCGTTGTCGTTTCCGGTAAGCGTCTTTAGATTGTTCGCACCGGAGTGAGCGGGGTTATAGACGTGGATCTCGCCAAAGTGAATTTCCGCCGCCGCACCGGGGATTCCGAAGAAACTGATGTTCTGGGTTTCCTGCGTGAGCTGCGAGTTGGTGCCGCTCTGCACGCCGATGCGGTACGAGTACTTGGCGGAGGTGTTGTCCGTGCCATTACCGCGAAGACGAATCCAGCCACCGTTGGCCGCGTCGGACTTGTACCAGTAGTCGATCCGGTAGTGGCGGTACTTGGTCGAGAAGACGCCGTTGACGCTGATGGACTGAGCGGCGTTGGGAACGACGGTTCCGTCTGCTGCGATGGTGGCCCCGCTGACCGAGGCGGGGTAGACGATGAGCGAGCCTGCCTCGTGCGCGACCCACGTCGAGCCGTCGAACCGCTCCTCACGGTTGTTCAGGTCGCTGCGCACGATAGTCATCCCCTTATGCGCAGTAAGGGCGTTTCGCTCGTTCAGAGAGGCAATGGGGATGATTCCCTGACGAATGAATGCGTTTGCATCCAGTGCGGCCAGTGGGTCAAAGTTCTGATAGGTCTTGTACATTTCGGCCCTCCTCAGAGCTTCAAGAGATTGACGGTGATAATCCACCGGGTAGGCGTAATCGCATGGCTCAAATTCACGATCTGCGAGTCCTGATCTGTGCCGTTGAATCGGACGATTACTCGCTGCCCGATCTCCAGGGCGGCGGCGCGAGTAGGGTCCTGCTGGGCATTCCAGCGAACGGCGGACACGAGGAGCTGCGGTTCGTCGTGCGCGTCGATGATCTCTTCGAGTCGGTCTCGCACCGCGTACTCGTACGGGGGCTGGTCGTACAGGTTGACCGCGATCTGTTCGGTGTACGTGCCGTGGAGATCCATCGAGGCGGGGTTTTCGATGACGAGGCTTGTCTGAGCCTCGATGTCCTCAGCCTCGTCCCAGCCGTAGTTGGTTGCCTCTAGGCGGTTGACCGTGCTCTTGATGTCGTAGGAGACGGACGGTTCCACGTAGTACAGCGACCCCACCTCGGTCCGGTCGGAGAACACCGCCGAGATCGGCAGGGCTTCGCCGGGGAGCTGGAACTGAGTGATGCCCGCCTTGTCCACGTGCCAGGTCGCGCCGGTCGAGTTACACGCCAGGTCGAAGTGGTTCGCGAGGTTGGATTCGTAGACGGTGGAGCGCAGGCGCTGCGGGTAGGAGGTGGACAGGCGCTTGACGGACAGGTCGGTGAAAGCCACGGCCTCCACTCGATCCTGTGCACCGGGGACGTTGAGCGGCTGCGCCAGGAGTACGCGAATGGTCGTCTGGTCAGAGGTCGCGACGAACTCCACTCCTGGGAGATCGACGGTGGTCTCGGACCCGAACGAAGCCGCTGCGCCGGTCACACCCGCCGCTGCGAGCCGATACGTACCGCCCTGGGTCGGCGTAGGGGTGCCGTCGAACTGTCGCGTCATACGGGCCGTGAACGAGTAGGCCTGGCCAGCCACCGTGGGTACGCTGCGTGTCATCCCGAACGTGTCGGCGTCGAGCTGCGCTGCTGCCGTCGCGGTCGATTCGAGGTACAGCGCCTGGGAGGTGCCCAGGGTGCCGCGTCGGATGCCCTCTGCGGTGTAGTAGCTGATGCCTGCGGGACGGCTACCGATGCGAGACCAGTTGTCGAAGTTGCCCGCGGCGAGCACCAGCATGACGTTGCGGCTGTCGCTGTAGGCATTGACGCCGCCCGCCGTGAGCGCTGCCACTCGTGCGTAGTGGATGCGCCCGCCTGCGAGACCGGCGACCGAGGCCGTCAGGACGTTGCCCACATCGGTGGTGCGGACGTTCTCGGTGAACAGGTCGTTGGTGGCCGTCTGGACTCGGTAGCCGGTGAGGCCGGTGGTGGCGCTGGGGGCGGTCCACTTGGCCACGAGTTCGCTGGTGCTGTTCTGCGCCCAGCTTGTGAAGGATGGCGCGGGGAGTCCGGGGGTGCCGACCTCGCCGTCTGACCAGTCCGACCAGCCCATGCGGTTCCGGGCGCGGTACTGGAAGACGTACGAACGTCCGGGGGCGAGGCCCGTCACGTCGTGGATCTGTCCGGCGTTCGAGGTGAAGATCTGGCCGGAGCCGTCGTGCGGGGATGCCGCGAACTGGTACTCCTCGATGCCCGCGCCCATGTCGTCCGGGATGGAACCGTTGACACGAACGGAGGTCGGCGTGAAGTTGCTCAGCGTCGGCTTGGCGGGGCGCTGCGGAGGCTTGGGGATGCGGGCGGGCGCGCCGATGCTGCCGTAGTGCGTCTCGTTGACGGAGCCGTACTGGAGTTCCATCGCGAGGCCGATGTCGCCCAGGAAGCCGTTGCCGTTGTGGTAGAAGACACGCTCGGAGTAGTCGTGCCAGCGGGTCTGATTCTGGCCGTAGCCGGAGGGCAGGAAGGGGTTGCCGTTGTGCTCGAGGAGGTAGCCGTTGGCGTGTGCCGTCTGCTTACCGAAGCCGTTGGAGAACGATCCAGTGCTACCCGATGGCCCGTTGGCTGCGCGGAGCCAGACGCCGAGAACGGAGTAGTTGGACCCCTCGTCGCGGCGCACCCAATCGGCCTCCAGCCAGAACTGTGTGGAAGGTCCGCTCTTGACGATGCCGCCGATGCGAATAGTGCCCATTAGAGTGCGTACACCTCCTGCGGTGCGCCCTGCGAGGGCGGCACAATCGGGGTGCGGGAGGTCTCAGCGAGGCGAGCGATACGGGACTCGAACGTCTCGTTCCCGTTCCCGACGAGGCGCACGCCGTAGCGCATGGTGCCCACGTGGGTCTTGACGGCATCCGCCGCGGTGACGGTGACCAGGGGCGTGATCGATCCGTCGCTCTTGTCCAGCGGGTAGGACGCGGATACGTCGATGATGTTGCCGGTGAAGACGGGCACGCCGGATGCCACGAGGCGGATGCGCTGACCGTGAGCGAAGGTGCCCCCTGCCATCGGGTCCTGTCGGTTACGCAGAGTGAAGGTCAGGAAGCCCACGTCGGTCTTAATGCCGAGGCCGGTTCGGACGCCGCCACGCACGATGTTGACTCGGAGGGCGCGACCGGTCCAGCTAGTCCAGTCCGATGCCCCCGAGGCCTTGGCCATCGAGTCGCCCAGCTTGGACACGCCGAGGACAAACCCCATGGCCGCGTAGTTGGGGGTCTGGATGTCGAGAGTGCCGAACAGGGCCGTTTCGCGAATCACTGACGGCCTCCGCTCATCTCGTAGGCGCGCAGGGATTCCTTGATGGTGCGGCCCGTCTCGGCGTCGGCGTTCAGGGTGTGAACGTGGACCTCGTAGTTGTTGGTCACCGGAGGGGTGTAGCCGTAGCTACCCCCGGCGACGGCGGCGGAGACCTGAGGGCCGGTGAGGGTGGAGCTGAAGCCATCGACAGCGACCGAGTTCAGGGTCTTGACCGCGGTCTTGACGACACCCATGCCGCCGTGGATGCCGTTCGCCAGACCCTGGTCGATGAAGACACCGAACTTGGTGAAGAGTTTCGACGGCGAGGCGATCCCGAACATGCTCTTGAAGGCGTTGATGGCTCCGCCCGCAATGTCGGTGAGGGCCGAGGTCACTCGACCCGCCGAGGAGCGGATACCTCGCACGAGGCCGTCGATGATGTTGACACCTGCCCCCACAAGCTGGCCACCCAGGGACGACACCGCACCGGCCATTTCGGGACCCATGCTGCGAAGGCCAGAGAGCACCTGGGGCAGGGCCTGCGGGATGGCTCGGGCGATGGCCAGGAAGAGCTGGAGTCCAGCGGCGAGGAGAAGCGGGGTGGCCTGGATGAGGGTTGCGGTGATCCGGGGCGTCATGGCGATGACGGCGGTGAGGATCTGGGGCAGGGCGCGGGTGACGGCCTCGACCAGGCCGAGGAAGACCACGATGCCCGCGTCGATGAGCTGCGGGAGGGCCGCGGTGATGGCGTCCAGGATCATGGGGTTGCCCTGCGTGAGAGCGTCCACCACCTGGGGCAGTGCGATGGCCACAGCCTCGACGAGGCCGAGGAACAGCAGGGTGCCGTTCTCGATGATGTGCGGGAGCTGTCCGAGGATCACGGGGATGACCTCTGCGGTCATCGTGTTCAGGCCCTCGATGAGGCGCGGGATGACCTCCACGAGACCGGTCAGCAGGCCCATGAAGAGGGTCTGAGAGGCCATGATCAGATCGGGCAGGGCCAGCAGAATCTGACCGATGACGAACGGGATGAGATCGGCAACGGCGGTGAGCAGTTCGGGGAGGGCTGTGGTCAGCCCGTTCACGAGGCCGGTGACGATGGCGACGGCTGCGGTCAGCAGGGTGGGGAGCGCTGCGGTGATGCCGCGCACCAGGGCGACCACGATCTCTCCAGCGACCGCTGCGAGGGCGGACGCGCCGGACGCGAGGCCGTCGATGAGGCCGCGGATGATGCTTGGGGCCTGACGGATGATCGAGTCACGGAGAGTGGTGAAGCTGGCGATGGCGGCGGAGAAGTCGATGCCGGAGAAGTCGAACTTCAGATCCGAGAGCTTCTTGGAGCCGGTGAGGACGCCATACACCCAGTCAGCGAACTGGTTCGAGGCGGTCGTGACGCTGGCAGTGAAGGCGGAGAACACGGGGCTGTTCGACACGGCATCCAGCAGCGCGCCGACAGCGGACGAGACGGCGGTAGCGGCAGGCAGAAGGGCAGTGCCGTACGTAGCCGACAGGTTCTCGGCCTTGGCTCGGAGTCGCTGGAGAGACCCGGCGAGCGTGTCGGACTCGCGGGTGAATGCTCCCTGGGAATCGGCGGTCTGCTGGGTCAGCAGCGCCAGGGTGGCCTGGAGCTTGGCGTTCTTCTCGGCCTCACCCGTCAGGCCCTCCAGGCCCATCTCTGCCATCTTCGCCTTGACGGCTGCCTCGTTGATCGAGACGCCGTACCGCTCGATGGGGTCACGCTCACCGCGCAGGAGGGACGAGAGGGCCGACACCGCGTCAGAGGTCGATCCACCGAACTGAGCTGCGAGGTCGGCACCCATGCGCACCAGACCGTCCGTCTGACCGGCGAGCTGGTCGGTGCTGACACCCATGTTCTTCAACTGGGAACCGAGGACGGTCGCGAGGGTGGCGTACTCGCTCTTCGCCAGCCCGACAGAGTTCGCGGCCTTGTTGGCGAAGTCCTCCATGACGCCGAACTGATCCTTGAAGACCGACTGGAGACCGCCCACGGCCTGTTCCAGATCGGACGCGGCCTTGACGGCCTTGACGCTGAGAACGGCGGCGAGTCCAGCCGCTGCGGCGACAGCGATGCCTGCTGCCTTGCCGAACGATGCCAGACCCGACACCGCGCCGCCCAGCGCCTTCTGGAGGCCCTTGGAGTCGCCAGTGATGCTGACGATGACCTGGTTACGTGCCACCTCGGGCCTCCTCTCTCATGCGCGGGTGTTGCGTTTCTTGGCTTCGGTTGCGATGGCGTCGCGCTCTCGCAACGTCAGGCGTTCGTATTCGTCCGGGCCGATGCCCAGATGCACTACGAACTGCGCTTTGAGGCGCGCTCGCTCTTGGGCGAGCTGTCGTCTTTTCCCTCGTCGTCGTCCTCGGCAGGGATCTCGTCGCCGCCCAGACCCAGCAGCGCGTTGGCCTCGGAGAGGGGAACGGTGAGCGCCTGGTTGAACGTGTAGGCAGGCTCACCGTTGCGGCGCTTGGCGACGGTGATGATCGCTGCCAGGGCCTTGCCCTTGGGGCTGTCCTCGTTGGCGATGGAGGTCACGGACTGGCCGGACAGGTCCTCGATGAAGGCCACTTCGCCCAGCGTGAGGGCTTCGAAATCGAACATGATCGGGGTTCCTTTACTTCAGGTCGTTCTTGGCCAGCACCTGATCGATTCCGATTTCGAGGGTGCTGATGATCTGGGACTGGCTGCGCTTCAGCGCGTCGGTGAGGAAGGGCTGTGCTCGGTGTCCGCGGTGTGGGTCGCCGTAGTGCACAACTCCGGCGTAGGAGGCGCGGCGGGCGTACCCAGCGCGCACGACGGCCTTGGTAGCTCCTCGGCCTGCACGCATGGATGCTGCGGTCGCGCCGGTCTTGCGAGGAGGTGCGGCGTTGGCAATGACGATGAGGCCCAGCCGGTGGTTGAGGTCCTTCAGGTCGTCGAGGTTGGCTCCGGTCGCGCGGAGCTTGCGGCGCAGTTCGCGGATACCCGTGATCTGAACCGTTCCGCCCGCGTGGGACTCGGAGCCAACCTCGTTCATGGCCTCAGGCCCCGTTCATCGCGGGGATGCCGTCGATGAGGAACTCGAAGTCGAACTGGAACGCGGACGATGCCGAGGTGGACGCCTCTCCACCGATGGTCGGCTTGGGGCCGATGGTGAGGGTGCCCACGAAATGCGGCTGCGTGGCGGACGCGACGGCGTTGCCGTGCGGGGCGATGGTGAAGGCGACGTTCTTGGAACCGCTCTGTGCCCACACGTAGCGCCAGAACGATGCGGTCGCGGTGGACTGGATGGCCGAGCCGCGGAGGTAGAACTGACGGCCTCCACCGTTGGCGGCGTCTTCGAACGTGACGACATCCGAATCGGCCTCCTCGTTCTCGATGCGCCACGAGATGATGTCGGCGGCGTGGGACGTACCCGGCGAGCCGAGGGTAAGAACGGGGAGCTTGTTCCCCGCGATGCGTGCAGATCCCATGTCGGGGTGCTCCTTAGTTGTGATTCGGGAAGGTCACCAGGGCGGCGACGTTGAGGGAGGCGACCAGGGCCTCGGCGTTACCGAAGGCCTGCGCCTCGGGCTGGGAGATCGACTCGACGGTCCATCCAGCGGCTTCCAGGCGGGCCTGAGCGGCTTCGAGGAGTTCGTCGAGCGCGGCGGTCTCGGCGTTGTTCTCGCCGGTGTTGGTGGCGGTGACGACCGAGAAACGAACCAGGCGCTCACCGAACGTCTGGCCCTGCTCGACATACGGGGAACCGGCCATGACGAACGCGCCAGGAAGGTTCATGCGTCCGGGGATGTGGGTGTAGAGAGTGAGGTCGAGACCCGTGAGGGCTTCGACTACCTCCTGCCGGAGGTCACCGAGCACGCTCATGCGAAACCTCCGGGCAGGTAGGGCTGAAGGATGGTGCGTGCGACGCTGAGCGGGTCGCGCCCAACACGGATTGCGGCACCGTCCGGAGAGGCGAACTGGCTGATGCCCATAGGGGCGGAACGGCGTGCGTACAGCTCGCTGCCCGTCTCCACGTAGGCCCGCTGGAGGATCGCCACCGGCACACGGTCGATGCCGATCCCCGCGAAGTTGTCCACGAGTGCGACCGCCTCGTCCAGGCATGCCTGGATGAAGGCGTTGTCGGTTGCCGAAACCACGGAGGCTCCGGGGCTGACATACGTCTTCAGGCGGTCGAACATCTCGGTGGACATGACGGGCCGATCAGCTCGCGGCGAGCTTCACAGGCACGATGGCCTGCGGGATCTCCGCTGCCGTCGCGCCGTAGAAGTAGACCGAGAAGTCCTTGGTCAGGTTGATGACGTTCTCGTCCGACAGGCTGTTGACCGCGGACAGGTACTGACGCACAGCGCGATGGTTCGCGAAGTACGCCTCGTCTCCGGTCTGGCCCGGGTCGAGCGAGACCGGGATACCGGCGAAGTCGCCACGGAGGCCGGGGAGGTCCAGCGTTCCGGAGGCGTTGCGCTCGTTGACGCGGAAGACGCGCTCACCCGAGACGGTGAGGCTGCGGAGCTTCTTGAACACCGAGGCGGAGACGAACATGCGCTCCAGCTCCAGGGCCTGGGCATCGAAGCGGATGGCCGCGTCAATGAGGGCGTCTTCCCAGCGGCCCGCGTCGGAGGCGGCGAGGGTCGAGCCGAGGACGATGACACCGCCGTTGCTGGCCACGGCCTTGCGGGCGGTGAGGACACCGTTGACGGCATCGCGGAGGACGACCTTGCGGCGCTTCGCGGCCTCGATGGTCAGGGCCTCCAGCGAGCGGTTCAGCACGGGGAGCGTGCTGCGCTCGATGGCCTGGCGGGTGAGCTGGGTCGCGCCGCCGTAGGTCTTGACGGGTGCCGTCTTGGTGGTCAGGCGGACCTTGCCGACAGGGAGGTCGTCGCCCTGGTTGACCTGCTCCGTCACCGTGATGGTGTTGTCCAGCAGCTCGGCATACTCGACGTTCATGCCGGTGCCGGGAAGGGTGCCGGTGGAGAAGAACGATGCGAGGACACCGGACGAGGAGTCGAACAGGCGGGTGAGGTCACCGACCCAGGCGTCCTTGACGGGGGCGTCAGCGGTCGTTCCGCCCGTGTAGGCGCGGCGCTGCAGCTCGTCGTGACGGTGCTCCTGGATAGCCGTGTAGCGCTCGATGGTGGCGGTGTCACCGGCCACGATTGCCTGGAGGACGGCACCAGCGGAGCGCTGGTCGATCTCCTCGGCCTCGACGGGGGCGGCGGGCGTGAAGGCGTCAAAGCGACGGCTCAGCTCCTCGACGGATTCGCGAACCTCAGTCAGGTCCGCGGGGGTCTCGTCAGTCATGACGGTCTCCTTGGGGTTGGTGGCCGGTTCGCGACCCTCGGATGCCTCGCGAATGCTGAGGACGGTTGCGCCCGCATAGGCGGGGCGGGATACGACGGAGACCTCGCGGAGGCGGGCGCGGACGACGACACGCACACCGTTCTCATCGCGGGTCTCGACAGGGACGAAGCCGACAGACAGGGCCTTGTACGCGCCGTTGCGGAGTTTCTCTCGAACGGTCATGGCGAGATCGGAGAGGGCGAGCTTCGCGCGGAACCAGTAGCCCTCTTCGCGGTGCTCCATCTCCACCAGCTCACCTACGGGGTGGCGGTGCTGGTCGTACAACCAGACGGTGCCTTCCGGCTCGATGGAGCGGGCGGCGAAAGACTCCTTGAAGCTCGTTCCGTCCTTCAGGTGGATGGTGGCGGTCTGCCCCCAGGGAACGGCGATGCCCTCGACGTAGCCGGTGTCGGCGTCCTCGCGGTACTCCAGGTCGGCATCGTGGAAGTCGAGAATCTGGTCAGACATTGGCGTCCTCCTCGATGGGAGGTGCTACGGGAGCGACAGGCGCGGAGGCCTTGCCGAGACCGTTCGGGAGCGGCTTGCGGTTCTCGATGTCGCGAACCTCGTCCTTGGTCAGGAATCCCGCCTGGAGCGCCTGCGTGTGCATGAGGTATCGCGTGACGACATCCGGGCGCAGGAGGCCTTCGATGTTGAAGCGGGCCTCGGTGCCGCGTGGGAGGAGGTCACTGACGGCCTCCTCGATCTCGGAGAGGTAGCGGGTCAACGTGAACTTCTGAAACTCGACCCACGCCTGCGCGACGTTCGAGTAAGTCATCGAGCTGCCCTCGATGGCGGCGAGCATGAGGTGAGCTGGGATGCCGAACAGGCGGGCGATGGCGGTCGTGTCGAACTGACGGCCCTCAATCCACTGGGCGTCCTCCGGAGAGAGGTAGACGGGGGCGTACTTGTAGCCGGAGCCGAGCACAGCCGTTCCGCGGGTGCCACCTCGGGTGGCGGTCCACTGCTCCGAGATGAGCTTCGCCTGATCGGCGTTCAGCGCCTGATCGCTGCTAAGAACACCGCTGGGCACTCCGGCGTCCTGGAACCACGTCGAGGAATAGTCGCGGGCATCCACAGCCCCGCGAAGCTCAGCCTGAGCCGCCTGGATGGGGCCACGGCCTCGGGGGTCACCGGGCACGCGCATAAGGCTCAGGTGCTTGACCTCGGCCTTGGTGAAGGGCTGCTCGCGCTTCGCGAGCTTGTAGCCGGTGACATTGCCTTCGGCGTCGGCCTCGATAGTTACGTCGCGGGGGTTGAGTGCGCGAGCGCCGGTCACGCGGCCCTGGTTGTCGCGGAACACGCGCCAGAACGCATTGCCGTTCAGCACCAGACTGACAACGGTCTGCTCGAGGAACGCAGGGCGAGACAGGTCCACGTCGGGGCGTGCGAGGAAGCTCGGGCGCGGTTCGACCTGTTCCCCCGCCTTGAAGGCATCCAGTGTGAGCTGCATGACGCTGGTCGAGATGATCATCGCGGCGCGATAGACGGCGATGAGGCCAAGTGCATCGCCCTCGGTGACTGCCCGATTGAGGGTGTCCCGGGTGGGGATTGCTAGCGCCTTGGACGGGTCGTGGATGGTCCCGGAGGTGCTGACGTATGGGTCGCCGGACCGCTCCTCAGGAGTGATGTCACTCGACCGAGGAGCGGTCCCGAAGAACCAATCCGCAAAAGCACCCACGAAAGTCCTTACTGAGTATGCCTTTACTCAGTCTCGGGCCGGGGTGGGGTTTTCTGGACGCCTTCTAGCCGGTGATACCGAACACCTGGATGGGCAAATCCTGCTGCTGTTCAGCGACGTACGCGCCCAGCGCGGTGGCGAGTACGGCGTCGATCTCCACGCTGCTGTTGGTGCGGTCGATGCGGTACACGTCGCCCTTGTTCTTGCGGACAGCGCGCGGCATCTGGAGGTTCAGCAGCGGGTCTCCGGCATGGGTGAACTCGTCGGTCATGACCTTGCGGAAGAGGAACGAGCTGGAGTTCACGGCGTCGGCGGCGGAGCCGATGTGCACCGGGTATCCACGCCGCTTCAGCTCCAGGAGGACGGGACGAAGCTTGTACCCGTCGCCCGCGTACACGGCGGGGCTGTGCTGCCACAGCTTCTCGCACAGACGGATGAGCTGTTCGTGCGTGGGGTTGAGGAGCCAGCACACCAGCTCGCTGTGAAGATGGCCGTCCGGCGTCTTTCGGGTGGCGTTGATGACGGCGTACGAATCCTCGGGCGTCATGTCCAGCGTGAAGACTAGGGGGCCGAGCGAGGGGAAGTCCTCGTCGTCGTGGCGCTTTCGTGCGGCCCACTTGTCGCCGGGCAGGTACGGGTTGAGCGAGGCCACGAAGCGGTTCAGCCGATAGTGGATCACGTCGGCTTCGGACTCTTCGCCGGATGCCAGCGAGCGCACCGCCTCGATCTCGTCCTCGATGAGACGACGACCCGCGGGAATCGACGGATTCGCCGCCGACAGGAACAACGCAAGATCGTGATCGTCCTCGGGGATGCGGTCCTCGGGAGCCTCCCAGATGAAGTACCCGAACCGCTCGCTCGCGCTCTCGGCACGCTTGTACAGCGTGATGAGTAGCTTGCTCTCCTCGTCGCCCGCGGTCGTGATTCCGAAAACGAGTCCCTTGGTCGCTGCGGTGCCGTTCACGAGGTCTGTCCAGAGAGCCGGGGTCGTGATGTGCAACTCGTCCACGATGCCCAGGCCGGTGGGGAGACCCTGCACGGCACCGCTCTTGCTGGCCTTGATGTGGTACTCGCTGCCGTTGGTGCCGACGATGCCGCGGGTGTCGGTGGCCTTTCGGAAGCGCTTCGCCAGACGCTTGTCTGCGCGGATGATGGCCAGCATGCGCTTGTAGACGATGCCCGCCTGGTCGGCGCTGGAGGCGAGGCCGATCACGAGAGCGCCACGGGCGCGCAGGAGGCCATACATGGCGAGGATGGCCCCGATGACACTCTTGCCGTTCTGACGGCCCACGCTGACGAAACACTCGGTGTAGCGGAGCTTTCCCGCGCGAGGGTGGCCAGGCGGGTACGTCTCCAGTACGGCACGGATGAGATCCCGCTGCCACTGGTCGAGCACCATGCGGGAACCGTCGTCGTTACGCCACGTGAGATCCACGAGGGGTAGGAGCCAATCGGCGTCGCTGGTGAAGTCGGGCGACAACGGCTCGGAGTATCGGGCCGGTGGCCACGCCTCAGCTAGTTGGAATGAGGTCGTCAAGCTCGTCACCGTCCTCGGTGACCTCGCCTGGTTTGCGCTTCAAGAGGGATCGATACGCCAGGCCGTACTGCGAGAGCAGCGCAGGCGTCATTTTCTCGTCCAGGGCCTTTGCCATGTTCTCCAGGGCGATTAGGGCGGGGAAGTCCTCGTCGGTCAACCAGCTCTTGGCCTCGGTCTTGAACTTACGAACGGCGTACTTGAACGTGGCCACTGCTATTCACCTTCGATCTGCAAACATTTCAGGCCCTCTGCGTGAAAAGGAAGGCTGGGGGCGGGGTGGGGGTGGGTGCCACCAGAAAAGACCGGGGCGGCGGAGACGGCGTTAGCACGAACAGGACGATTAGCAGCAACGGGACTAAGAGAGGCCATCGAGCCACCTCGGGTTGAATCCGCTCGCACGAACGAGATCCTTATCGCCACGCTTCGAGTTGCATGTCACGCACGAAGCGACCAGGTTCTCGGGTACGTCCTTTCCACCCTTTGACTTCGGAACAATGTGATCGGCAGTTGTGGCTTCACGACCACAGTGCTGACAAATGTGGTTATCGCGTTCCAGCACGAATAGGCGTACCGATTCCCACGCGGCTCCACGAGATGAATGCTGACTCATGCGATGCACTCCCGCCTGCGTGCCTGCTTGTAGTGCGTGCTGCACAGGTTGCGGGCAATGGGAACGAGGGTGCAGTCGTCGGCCTCGCACTGCGCGGCGAGCGTCTTGGGGCGTCCAGGGAGGCCGGGGGTAGCGGGCGCGGGGTGAGTCTTCCGGTGAGCGACCAGGGCGCGGTGCGCGCTCATGCGGGACTCGAAGGGGCCATCCGTGAAGTTGCAGTCCTTGCACACGACGAGGTGACTACGCGAGCTGCTGTCGATGAACAGGGGGACGCTCACAGCGCACCCCCTACGATTCCGAGGAGGCCCAGGGCGAGGTAGAGCGTGACGAAGGTGCGGACACTCCAGGTGCCCGGGTCGAGGCGTCGGATGAGGCGCTTCACGCTGCCACCCCCAGAGCCTTGGCCATGGCAGGGAAGACGCGAGGGTCATCCCGTGGGGTGACGCACATCAGGAGGATGGCGTGCGTCGCTGCGGGGGTTCGCAGGGCCTTCAGCATGTCGAAGAACACGTCGCGCACGGCATCAGTCAACTGTTCCTCTGGCGTCAGTTCCTCGTCATCCAGGTCGTCGTAGTCCTCGTACTCGTTCACAGCTTCGCCACCTCTCGATGTCCAAGGGCGACGAGGTTGTCTGCGGCGGTGGCGGCGCACAGCATCGAGAAGTTGTCCCCACGACGGACAGCGTGACGGTGCGCTGCGACCAGGAACTCGACGGTCTCGGGGATGGTGAGCTTCGGCTCTCGTTTTGCGAAACGGCGGAGGATGTTCACAGCGCAATCCCTTCGAGGAAGGCGTCCATGTGCTCGTACGGACGGCGGGCGTTCTCGCGTTCGATCTCCTCGATTGCTTCGCGAAGGGGGTCCAGGGGGCGGCGGGTCGCGATGTCGATGACGGGTGCCTGGGGGCGCGCCTGAGGAGCTGCGGGAACCTTGCTCTCCACATCCAGCAGGTAGTCGAACTCGGTTGGCTGCGGCTCGGTCTCGTCGCGCTCCACAGGGGGCTGATTCTTGATCTCGGCTTCGAGCTGGGCGATGAGCACATTGGTGGGGTCCTGCTCGCTGCGGAGCTGTTCACGCAGGCGATGAACCTGTCGGACAGAGCAATCCAGCTCTGCGGCGATCTCGGGAGCGGTCAGGCCCTCGGGAAGTGCTCGCATGGCCTCTAGGAGCTTGCTGGAGCGCTTGCCACGCTGACCCCCACGGCGGCACTCATCCGTGGTGAATGCGCGCTTGAAACGGCCACGGGGGACGGCCTTCTCGAAGGTCGAGAGCAGGTACGCAGCCTTGTCTCGGACGCGAGTGTCCAGGTCCTCGGTGGACATGCCGAAGCGACGACTCCAGGACTCGTAACCGGTCGTGGAGATGCGGATCTCTGACCACAGGTGAGTCGTCAGGTCGTCTGCGTCGGCGGGGAACGCTTCGGTGTTCTCCGTGAGACGGAGATAGGAACCGCCCACGTCCTCCAGCCACTGACCCACGAGGGTCCAGTAGTCGGGCGTGAACTTCGACGGGTAGTCGGGGGTAGGGAACATCGGGACTCCAGCTAGCTCGGATGGAAACTTCACATCCGGTCTGGTAGTACCCGGTCCCTAGCTGGTGGCGACTGGCTGATCTAAGCGATGGTGCCGTCTTGACCTACATGGGGATTCTACGCTGTTCGTCTGCCGATGCCAAGCATCCGACACGGCGAGATTGAGAACTGGTGATCCTCTTAGTGCTCCCCCTGGGAGCACAGGAGTTAAATGTCAGGGGTGAACTAGGGCTTATATGTCAGGGGTACTGCACTCAATCCGGGCTTATATGTCAGGGGGTGAGCTGACAACGCAGGCTTATATGTCAGTGTCGCAAACTGAGTACGTTAGCTACGCTTGCAACTGGAACTGATAGCTCGGATCCAAAACGTGAAGCCCCTCACTCTCCTGGGCACGGGAAGAGTGAGGGGCTTTCATGTGGAGCCTTTGCGCTTAGCGATCTTGTTCGACTCATGCGCGACCCAGGTCAAGAAATCGATCAGCATCCCAGGGTCCTCCTGGAGGTCCTTTTCGAATCGGACCCATATGGCCTCGGTCTTGGCGTAGACCTTCCGTCGCCGCTCTCGCGCGCTATTCCAGCCCCGACAGGTGTCGCACCGGCACTTCAGCTTCCGATACGCCGTTGAGGCCGCACAGCCGTTCTCAGGGCATCGAGGCGACTCGTGATGGATGACCTTGGCGGGTCGGCCTTCGCGGCGCTGCTCCAGGTGTTGTTCGTACCAGGGTGAGCACACCTCGCAGCGGCAGCCATGGGTCAGGGCCGCGGTCGAGGACGCCAACCCCAGGGCCGGACAGAAGGCGTAGTTCGTCACTGCCACTCCTCCCAGGTCTCCTCCTTGTTCACGACATGCGCTCGTGCGGGACCACGACCGGGATACACCGTGATGTCCAGATGAGCGCGGATCAGCTCTCGGCGCTCTGCGATGTCGAGGTCGTCGAAGCGACGCTTGACTTCATGTCGCAACTCTCCTGCGGCGGCCATGTCCACACGGCGGGTCACGGGATCGACTATGGAGGCCCTGAGCGACACCAGGAGGCGATTGCGCGTACTCGCCGCGTGGATGGTTTGTCGTTCAGCCTGAAGCCGCTCGCGCTCCTCTTGGAGCGCAGTGAGGTGAGGAGCGATAAGCGCCCACCGCATCCCTCCGGCCTTTGCCTGTGCCCACTCCGCCTCGTCCGCGTCGAGTCGCAACAATCGAGCTTCGATGAACGACAGGGTCATGTTTGCGTGACTGTTCTCATCCGTCATTCGGTTCAGCAAAACGGACGCGATCTCCGAACGAATCTTTTCGTCTACGTACGCACCCTTGATTGTGGGGTGCGAAAGATCGGCGAGACACAGGTAGGCGTTGCGGTAGCTCAACAAGCCGCCACAGACGCCACATCGCCCGATCCCGGACGCGAGGTGGGTGATGACACCTCCGGGCCGTCCTGCGTGCAGATGAGCCGCTAGCGCGGCCTGTGCGGCCTGGAACAACTCTTTCGATACCAATCGGTCCACATCGTCGGATGCTTCGTAGCGGTTGCCTGCTCTGGTGAGCACGCCCATGTAGGCAGCGTTCGAGAGCGTCTCCCGAACTCGGGTCCGACGCCAGCCCAGCTCGTCTGCCCAGGAGTTAATGGAACGCCGCTGGGTCACGTCCTCGTGCCCGACCGACTCGAACATGGCGCGCACGATGGGGGCTTCGGTGGGGTGCGCCTTCATGTTGACACGGCGACCTTTCGCGGCCCCCAGGTAACCGAAGCGCCGCTTGCCGGGCACCGGCTCCCCGAGGCTCTCAAAGTCGTCCTGTGCGCTCTTCTGACGAACGTCGCGCTGCTCACCCTCGTACGTGCTCCATGCTGCGACTGTGCGCGCTACAGCCCGCCCCTGGGGTGTCGAAAGGTCCACGATGCCACCCATCACGGTGTAGACCGGCACGTCGAGTGAGATCACCCGTTCCAGGTCACGGGTGAGGCGGACCAGCCTGTCCTGATGCCAGACGATGATCGCGGGCGGGTTCTTCTTCAGAAGTTGCTCAAACCCCTTGCGGTACTTCGAACGCGTCGCGGACACGTCGTTGTCACTCAAAACGCCAAGTACCTCGATGCCGTGCTCTGCGGCCCACTGCCTGCACTCGCGCTCCTGCCTGGCTACGGTCGCGCCCTCCTTCGAGGTGCCCTTCTTCTTGTCTTCACTGAGCCGGACGTAGATCCACGCGGCTGCAACGTACTCGTTCATGAAAAGTGCCTCCCTACCTTGATACGCAGGAGACGACCCGTCCATAAAGGGTCTGACCAAACACGGCTGACATTCCTCGCGAGGAACCGTCTGATAGCGGCGATAGCCGATGCGGTCGTGGTCGTCGAGGCCGGCTGGCGGAGCGGCTCGCTCAACACAGCCGCTCACGCGGCGAGCCTCGGCCGCGCGCTCGGTGCGGTACCCGGGCCCGTCACGAGCGCCGCCTCCGCGGGATGCC